ATATGGTCAAGGCAGTTCCGCTTCAGGGCGGCGAAACCTACGAACGCGGATTCGTAAAGAATTACGGCGCAGACGGCGGCGGAGCGACGGCAGAGGGCGCGGCATACAACGACATGGAACCGTCCTTCGGGTATGTGACGATCGAAAAGCAGAAAGTCACGGCATACACCGAGGAACCGGAGGAAATGCAGAAGTTACCGAACGCGGACTATGATTCCGTAGTGGAAGAATCCGTCAGCAAGGCGATCCGCCGTTATCTGTCCAGACAGATCCTGATCGGCGACGGTTCCACGTCCAAATTAAAGGGAATTTTCTTCAATCCCACGAAAGAAAGCGAACGCGCGATTGATCCGGCGACGGACATCACGACGATCACAGCGATCGACGACGGAACGCTTGATGAAATCATCTATTCCTTCGGCGGCGACGAGGAAGTCGAGGGCGTGGCGACGCTGATCCTGAATAAAAAGGATTTAAAGGCGTTCGCAAAGTTGCGGGACAAGCAGGGGCGAAAGGTTTATACGATCGTAAATCGCGGACAGACTGGAACGATCGACGGCGTTCCGTTCGTCATCAATTCCGCGTGCGCGGCTATTTCTGACAGCGCAACGGCAGCGGGCGCGTATGAAATGGCATACGGATATTTACAGAACTACGAACTGGCGATCTTTTCCGACATCGACGTTCGCAGATCCGACGACTACAAGTTCAAGAACGGTCAGACGGCGTTCAGGGCGTCCATGTTCGCGGGTGGTTCCGTGGCAGCATGGAACGGCTTTATCCGCGTGAAAAAGGCGGACGCGTAAACAGTAAAACGGAAAGGCGGGCGAATGTATGACGATCGAACAACTGTATGAAGCGGCGCGTCTGCGCGTCAGAAAAACCATTACGGACAATCTGGACGCGGACGTCCGGCGCGTCGCTGATACGGCAATCGCGGACTTGAAACGGATCGGCATTGATGACAGTTGGTTATCGAATCCGGCGGATCCCCTGATCGTCGAAACCGTCCTGTCATACGTTAAGGCGAATTATTCCATTGATACGAACGCATATCCCATTTTAGCCGGGATCTATGACATGAACGTCACGAAGTTAAAGGGCGACAGTAAATATTTTTCTGCCGCCCCTACGCCCGAAACAGAGGAAGGGGGCACGTCCTAGTGGAAGAATGTCAGATCACATTGATTCATCCCGGAGAGACGCCGACGGAGGACGAAAGGACGTCCGTTTTCGCACAAAGAAACCCGATCGGACGTGATGAATTTCAATCAGCGGGCGTAAATGGCTACAAGGCAGAAGCGCAGTTCGTAATATGGGCGTCAGAATACGACGATCAGCCGGAACTTCAAGTCGGAAATAAACGCCTGACGATTTATCGGACGTATGGGGCAAGGACGGACGGAAAAATGGAACTGTACACGGCGGAACGGGTGGGAAATCATGGTCGTTAAAGTAAAGCCGGAACAACTGGACACAGCGATCCGGGAGCAGTTGGAAACGTACAACGAAGAAATTGTACAGAGAGTAAACGAGAATTTGAAAGAGGTCGCCGACGAGACGGCGGAAACACTGAAAAAAGGCGGCGACTACAAGGAGCGGACGGGCAAATATACGCCCGATTGGACAGTGACGGAACGGAAAGTCGCGTCCGTTTTGGGAACGAAAGAATATTCCGTCAACAACAGGAAGCACTATCAACTGACGCACCTTCTGGAAAAAGGTCATGTCACACGATCCGGCAGCAGGACGCGGGCATTTGAACATATTCTTCCCGCTGAACAGGCGGCGCAGGAATTGGCGGTCGAAGCGGTCGAAAAAGCTGTCAGGAGCGCAAACGGGGGTATGTAATGGGCGTTAAGTATGAAAGGATCATCGAACGGGCGGTCGCGTTGGGACTGCCGATCGCGGAATATGAGTTCCGGGACACAAAGAAGAATCCCGCGCCGGATCCCCCGTTCCTGATTTATTTTTGTTCCGAGGATCAGACCGGGACAGACGACGGGAACCGGATCCGGAAAATAAACGGTTCGATTGAACTGTATACAGACCGGAAACCGGATCACGATCTGGAAAGGCGGATCGAACGGGAAGTCCTGTTTGATATTGATTTCCGCAAAACAACCGCCCCGATCCAGTCGGAAAATATGTATCAAACGGCGTATGACTTTAGCGTCGTTCAGAAAAAGTGAAACGAAAGGAGTAAAAGAGCATGGAGAAAGCACCGGAACGGATCATTTTAGGATCCGGCTATATTCATTTAGAGACGTTCAGAAAGGGGCAGCAGATCCCGGAACCGCAGGAGTTTTGCACCGATAAAAACCGCTATTCCTATATCAAGAACGGCGCAACGCTTGAATATACGAATGAGGTTCAGGAAGCGAAGGACGATATGGGAAAGGTTTCTAAAACCGTTATCACGTCCGAGGAAGTCACGCTGAAAGCGGGTCTAATGACGCTGATCGGCGACACGATCGAAAAGTTATGCGATACAGCCCGCGTTTCCACATCATCGGACGGGAAATATCGCAAGACAAAGATCGGCGGCATTGGAAACAGAAAGGGCGCGAAGTATGTTATCTGTTTTCATCATGTGGATCCGGAAGACGGCGATATTTGGGTGATGATCGTCGGACAGAATCAGGCGGGTTTCACACTGTCGTTTGCGCCGTCTGACGCAACCGTTGTTGACGCAGAGTTCAAAGCAATGCCGAACTTGGACGACGAAGGAACGCTTGTCGAATACGTCGAGGAAATCTTAAATGACACCGAAGCGTATAGTGTGGAACAGAATTTGGCGAACGTAACGTCCACGTTTTCCGGGGACAGCGTAAACGAGGGCGAACGCCTGACGATGATACTGACTGCGGCGGACGGTTACACGATCCAGACGCCGACGATTACAATGAGCGGTCAGGACGTGACGGGGACGGCGTGGAACAGTGCAAATAATACCGTAACGATCGAAAGCGTGACCGGGGACGTCGTTATCACGGCGGCGGCGACAGCGTAAGGGCAGCAGGACAAGACAGATCCGGCGGTCGGGGATAAAAACGCCCGCCGCCGGATTTATTCATTCAGGAAAAGAAAGGAACGGATCAGATCATGGCAAATTTATCATTTAATTTCAACAAAATCAAACGGACGTTTTTCAATGTGACTTTAAAGGACGGAACCGCCCTTCAGGTCAAAATGCCGACAAAGAACACGTTCGGAAAGGTTCAGGCGTTGAACCGCCTGCAGGATGACGAAAACGCCGATGTCGGCGACGTGATCGACACAATGGCGGGCGTCATGGCGGATTGTCTTTCAAACAATTTGAACGGCATAAAAGTAAACGCGGACCAGATTGCGGAGGAATACGACATCGAGGAAATGACGGCGTTTATCGCGGAGTATTACGAAAAATTCGTCGGCGGGATCCAGAATAACCCAAATTAGAGATCCCGTTCTATCCGGGGCATAAAGGCGACGACAAAATATTCTATACGCCGGATAGCGCGGGGGAAAGAATGGTCGTCGAATACACCGGACTAAATATCCGGGAGATCGGCGAAATGGACATCGACGAATATCTGTATTATTTCCGGGACGCCTTTATCCATAGCATGAACCAGACGGAGGACGGGCGGAAATATTTAGAAAACGCCTATTATTACAAGCAAACAAAGCCGGATCGGGCGCACTTGCGGGCGAAATTCGGAAAGAAAGGAACAGGGGGCGTAAAGAGTGGCAGCAGGAAACATTAAGGGAATCACGATCGAGATCGGCGGCGAAACAACAAAACTTGACAAGGCGTTGCAGAGTGTAAACGGCACTACAAAAACGCTTCAGAATCAGCTAAAAGCCGTCAATCAGGCTTTAAAACTGGATCCCAAAAATACGGAATTACTGTCACAGAAACAGGAAATTCTATCAAAATCTATTGAGACGACAAAAGAGAAGTTGCAGACGCTGAAAACCGCACAGGAACAGGCGTCTGCGGCTTTTGAGCGCGGCGAAATAGATGAAAACAAATACCGCGCCCTGCAGACCGAAATCACAAAGACAGAAACAGAACTGAAAAACTTAGAAGCGCAGCTTGAAAAAGAAAAAACCGCGTTTGAAAAGGTCGGCGCGGCGGTCACTGACGCCGGGGACAAGCTGTCAAAAGCCGGGGAGAAGATAACCAAAGTCGGGGACGGTATGCAGTCAGCGGGAAAGGCTTTAGCACCTGTCACGGCGGCGATAACAGGCGTCGGAACGGCAGCAGTAGCGGCGTCAATAGATTTTGAGGACGCGATCGCGAAGCTGTCCACAATCGCGGACACATCGGAAGAAACAGGCGTCCCGCTCGATGAATTAAAATCAAAGATCATGAATCTGTCCGATCAGACCGGAATTTCCGCGTCTGAAATTGCGGATAACGTATACAATGCGATTTCCGCCGGGCAGGACACAGGCGACGCCGTGAACTTCGTCGCACAGTCTACAAAATTAGCGACGGCGGGTTTTGCCGATTCCGGTCAGGCGTTGGATCTTTTGACGACGATATTAAACGCCTACGGAATGGAATCGGAGGAAGTGAACCACGTTTCCGACGTCCTGATAAATACGCAGAACAAAGGTAAAACAACGGTCGGGGAACTGGCGTCCGCTATGGGTAAAATCATACCAACGGCGAACGCGTCGAACGTATCACTGGAACAGTTGGCAGCGGGCTATTCCATTATGACAGCGAACGGTATCGCCAC